GGATTAGTTCACCACCGGTGACCCACCCATGTTTTTACGGGATTGATACCGATACCCAGGATCAATTGATCGCCTCTCGTCTCACCCTGGAGGAAATCAAGAACCATCTCAAAGTGGACTCTTTGGCATACCTCAGCAAAGAGGGAATGATCGAAGCAGCAAAGGCAGAGTCTGGAAATTTCTGTAGTGCTTGTTTCGATGGGAACTATCCCATTCCGATGGATCAGGAATTGCTGTCCAGCAAATTAACAGGAGGAATCCATACATTACTTTAACCATACATAATATTAAAAAGGAGAAGTAAAAAGTGTTGTTGTCTGGAGGGATTAAATGAATCCAGTAATTTTAATTGGTTGCTTCACACCACTGGCTATCATTTTTGTAGTAATGAAACTTGCTGTGTGGGTATCTGCAGTTAATACAGAAAACTCTTATGTCGGAAAAGAACCTCTACGAAAACGAGGACCCTTCGTGGCAAATGCATATGCGGACGTTGACGATGAGGAAGATGAATATGGAGATCGCACAGACTATCGATAGAGTTTTATATGAGCACTATTCTGAAAAGGGTATGGAAGTGCCACAATGGAAAACTAAAAAGAATCCACAATGGTGGATTGATTATTTAAGAGAACTTGGAATAGAACAATGAACAATCCAATATCTGTGGTGAAAAACACCCGACAAACTTATAGGAAAGATTTATGCAAAATTATAACAGAGGTTCAAGTTCAATTTAAAAAAGAAGAACCTGCATGGATTCCATATGAAACTTTAATTGCTATTCAGGAGAAAAAATGAAAGTAGGAATGATTGGGTTGGGTCGTACTGGTGAAGGTATGTCCCGCCGTATGATTGAAAAGGGAATTGAAGTTTGGGGTTACAGTAGTACCAACTATGAAAGTGCCTGCGGACAATATGAAGCAGGATATATTAGTGGATGTGTAACCTCACTAGAGTACCTTGTTCTAGCAGTTAAATCTGACAGTAAGCAATACACTAGTGCTGGCAGAATTCCTGGTATCTTTCAGATTACACTCCCAGAACAAAAGGCAGAAGACACACTCGATGAGTTGCTACCATTCCTTGAGGAGGGCGATATTATTATTGACCATAGCACCAGTGACATAACAAAATGTCAGGAACTGGAACGGTATTGTTCTAAGTTGGGTATATCATATATCTTCTCTGGTGTATATGGATCACCTTATGCTATTGATGTTTGCTCCAAAATTTTCCAATCACTATCACCAGGTAATGTTAAATCGAAGGTGGCAGAACATCTCTAGGATTAAAATATTTTTTTCATTAGGAACCCCTGACATAAGTATAACAACCCATTTATATTTTAATAGATAGAGATGACTGCACCATTTTTCTGCAGTTGTCTCTATCTTTTTGTGCGGTAAACAAAATGTTAGCAGTAGTTAGAACTCTTATGGAGAACGATGCGTTTCTCTTTATTTTATGCTATGCTCTAATAGTAGTTCCGGTTATAGGAATTGCAAAAATTCATAATACAGAAATACATTTGGATCATGGAAAAGAAGTATAAGAATAGATTTAATTTTGCAATGTCATCATTTGCAAGAATGTATGGACCAAGAGGTATCACATTAAAGATGTGTAATCTTTGTAAAACTTGGGCGAATAACGATAGTGAACCACCAATCGGAAGTTTAACCAAGGTGGATTTTTACTTTAGAGATATTCTGTACAGCAATTGACATAGAACATTTCAAGTAGTATAATTTAAAGGTTGAGAGATCAACTGCGGTACTTCCCTTTGGCAAGTTCAGGAGTAGCGGCGATAGGAACTTCCCCCATAATTTCATCATATATATAATCTAGCAATGGAATTTTACTCGGTGAAACATTGGCAAGAGAACTGGGATGCTCTTCTTGAGAGAGTGGAGAATGGAGAAACTATAGGTATAGAAAACGAAAAAGGTGAGAGAGCAGTGATGGTTCCTGCTGATGATGAACTAATTAAACTCTATGTTGATCTTAATAACGAAGCACCGTAATCATGGATTTATGTCTTGGAGCAGCAACAATGCTAGGATTTGTTGCTACCGTAGCAACAGGAACATTTACACCGCCTGATATTCAAACATACATCGGTGTAAATTATGGGTATCTTGATTCTGCAATTGAACTCAAGAATCCAATAGGAAAGTATGGTATCGAATACGAACCTACTGAAAATATTAAATTGTTCTTTGAGCATATATCCTCACCGGTTCAGTGTAATGATACCCCTGGAATTAATCATCTAGGAGTAAAGTTCTTTGCTCCAGTTTCAGAGTATTCTAAACTCTACATTGGAGTATCTGCTCACAACCCAGGTTTTGATGAAAAGAACTCCCTCTCAAATCCAATAATTAGTATTGGTGGAGAAGCTGGAGACGATGTTAAATTTTACACCGAGTATCTAACAGATGTCATTAACTTTGACAAGGGAAGATTTGGTGTAGGAGTAAAATTATTTTTTAAGTAATATGAAAATTTTCCTTGATACTGCAGATACAGAAATCATTAGAGATCGATTTGACACAGGATTGATTGACGGAGTAACTACGAACCCATCATTAATCCGTAAGGCAGATAGAGACCCTGAAGCGGTCTACCAAGAGATTAAAGATATTGGTGTGCAAGACATCAGCATGGAAGTTGTTGGTGATGCACAGACTATGCTTGATGAAGGTCTTCGTCTTGTAGATAAATTTGGTAGCGTAGCAACAGTCAAACTCCCTATGACTAAGGATGGTTTGCTTGTTTGCAGAGAGTTGTCAAAAGAAAAGATAAGAACTAACGTGACACTCATCTTCTGTGCATCACAGGCAGTCCTAGCAGCAAAGGCAGGAGCAACATATGTCTCTCCTTTTGTAGGTAGACTAGATGATCAATCAGTTGCAGGTTTAGAAGTTGTAAGATCTATTTCGGAACTCTATCGAATACACAGAGTTCCGACTCAAGTTCTGTCTGCTTCAATCAGAAATGTACAAAGAGCAATTCGTTCTTGGTACAATGGTGCAGAAATCTGTACCATGCCCCCAAAGGTTTTTGACCAAATGTATGATCACATTCTTACAGATAAAGGTTTAGAAATCTTTGATGCTGATTGGAAGGCAGTTCAAGGGACTGTCGCCTAAGGGTTTAAGGCCCTCTGCTTATAACGGAGTGATCCGGGTTCAAGTCCCGGCAGTCCTACTTTCCTACTTGACAAAACCCCTGTCAAACCCTTATAATACTAAGGTCAACAAACAAGACAATGACACTGACTAGCAAGTTCAAGAAAGACGTTCAAACCCTTAAGGGTGCAGTAAACGGTGATTTCTTCCTGGATGTGAAGAATCCGAAACTTCTCAAAAAGGTTCGTAAGTATTACGAGAACGATGGTGTAGTATTTTCTGGCGATCCACTGGATGATTATGACATTTTGATTGATTGTATTGCAGAAGATCTTGAAACGGTTGAAGCATGAATGATTTAAACCCTAAGTCAGTTGAGTCTACTAAGACCATTATAATCCACGAACGTTTCCCTTACCGGTTCGTTCAAAGAGGTTACATTCAACTGAATGGTAAACCAGATTTCCGTTTACAAAAAGCAAATGAGTATACTAAAAAATACTCTGACATTTACTTGTTTGACAATGGAGATCAAATGCTTCTTGCTATTGAAGACTCAGAATATCCTAAATGGTTAGACCCTGAAGGTGTTCCTTGCTATATAAAAGACAACGTATCTGCCGGTTAAATGGAAAGAGATGCCATCAATCTAACTCTTATACATGAGTGGATGACGGTAAATGATGCCAAACTTCTACTCCATGATTACTATATGAAAGTAAGATCTCATAAAAAGTATCATGGATGGAGTAATGTTCAGACTCATATGAATATGTTTTATGGACATCTTCAAAGAGATTCTGAAGTAAATTTAAGAGCAAGGATTGAACTCATTAAGTCACGGACGGACTCTAACAGCACTGGTCGGGATACCCCTCAAGTTTCCTAGTTCTTAAAACTAGGTGGTGGAGTCATAACGACCCTTTAAAACTAAATAAAAAAAGAATTATCTAAGTAAAATTATGTCTACAAGAAAAACTATAAAGTCTGAGTCTGGCGCAACCATGTCTCAGTACGATCAAGAAGTAGAAAAAAGACTTAAGGCACTTGAATCCAAAGCACACGCTAAGTGTGACGGTGGTGGCGGCGGTGGCGGAGACGTTGTTGCACTAGAGGCAAAAGTTGATGGTTTGATTACTAAACTGAAGACATTAAAAACACTTAGAGATCTTCTTTGAATTGGTTTCTTGCTTTACCTAAGAGCAAGTGGTGCGGATGGAGGTAACTCCCGCCCTGTTTCTTGCTTCAGGTTAAAGAGCAAGTGGCGTGCATGAAGTGACCTTTACAGAAGGGGTGGTTGTATAACTGCCCCTTTTTTGCTATAATAAATATTACTAACATGTATTGGAACTAATGAGTGAATACCGGAAGACGGCACTTGTCCTTGGTGCTGGTGGATTTATTGGCAGCCATATGGTAAATCGGTTGCGGGATGAAGGATACTGGGTGCGTGGTGTAGACCTCAAGTATCCAGAGTTCTCCTCAACAAAAGCACATGAGTTTGTGCAAGGTGACTTGCGTGATGTAAGACTTGTAAGCGAAGTTGTCCAGTTTAAAGGATATTCTGGTAACTATAATGCAAACGTACCTTATCAATATGTCAAACCATTCGATGAGATCTATCAGTTTGCTGCTGATATGGGTGGAGCAGGTTTCGTTTTCACTGGAGAAAATGATGCAGACATTATGCATAACTCCTGTAGCATCAACCTGAATGTTCTAGAGGAAGTTCGTAAACTGAATGCTACCTTTGATGGTGTAGTTAAGGACTGGACTGAATGTAATCGTCCTGCTCTAGACCAACCAACTAAAATTTTCTACTCTGGTTCTGCTTGTATGTATCCAGAGCACAATCAACTTGACCCTGATAACCCCGATTGCCGTGAAGAATCAGCATATCCAGCAGACCCAGATTCGGAATATGGATGGGAGAAACTCTTTTCCGAACGTCTATATTTCGCTTACAATCGCAACCACGGTATTCCTGTTAGGGTGGCTCGCTACCATAACATTTTTGGACCTGAAGGGACCTGGGACGGTGGAAGAGAGAAGGCACCAGCTGCAATCTGCCGTAAAGTCGCTTTCCTCCCGGAGTCAGGTGGAGCAATCGAGGTGTGGGGAGATGGCTTACAGACTCGTTCCTTCTTGTTCATTGATGAATGTATTGAAGCAACTAGAAGAATGATGGATAGTGACTTTACGGGACCAGTTAATATTGGTTCTGAGGAAATGGTTACTATTAATCAATTGGTAGAGACTGCGGCTAAGGTTGCTGATAAGGAAGTTACCAAAATTCATATTGATGGACCTCTTGGAGTTCGTGGTCGCAATTCTAATAATGATCTTATTCGGGAAAAACTTGGATGGGACTACTCTCAAACACTTGAAGAAGGTATCCGCAAAACATATGCATGGATTGGTGAGCAGATCGAACAATGAAAATTTCAATTGCTATCCCTACCTGGGAATTTAATGGCAGAGGGTCGGAATACCTTAACGATCTTCTGAGAACAATTCAAATACAATCTTATAAAGATTTTGAAGTTTGTATATCTGATCATAGTATAGGTAATGAAGTTGTAAAAGAACTAAAACAGTTTGAAGGTAAATTTAAAATTGTTTATTCAAAGAACGAAATTGACAGAGGTAATGGACCTGCTAACACAAACAAAGCAATTGAGATGTGTTCCGGGGATATTATTAAAGTTATGTTCCAAGATGATTTCTTTTATGATACTGAGTCATTAGAAAAAATTCATTCTGAGTTTGATAAGAGTGATAGTATGTGGTTAGTGAATGGATGTAATCACACTAAGGATGATGGATATAACTTTTATTGGGATATGTTTCCAAAGTGGAATGATAAAATGGTAGAAGGAGTAAATTCAATTAGTTCTCCTTCTGTTTTGAGTATGAGAAAAGAATGTTTTGATAAGATTAGGTTTGATGAGAAATTAGTAATGATGATGGATTGTGACTATTATTATAATCTTAAATCTAATTTTGGTGATCCTATTTACCTAGAAGATGTTTTGATTTCTAATAGGGTACATGAGAATCAAATCTCAAGTACCTACGATAAAAATATTCAAGATGAAATTGACTATTGTCTTGACAAGTATGCTATTATTAAAGGGAGTTGAATTGTAAAAATGCCTAGAAGTGATTACGAAGGAAAGGATCAGATTCGTAAATGGATTTCTGATGTAACTCCAAAGCATAAAAAGATTTTAGATATTGCTGTTGGTGAAGGAACATATTTAAATTTATTTAAAAACCTTGAAAACCTTCAAGATTGTGAATGGTATGGTGTTGAAATCTGGGAACCATGGGTTCCTAAGTATAAACTTGATGAAATCTATGACAACTTCTATCTGGAAGATGTAAGAACATTTGACTATTCGAGGATTGGTCAAACTGATATCACCTTTGCTGGTGATGTTATTGAGCATATGAAAAAGGAAGAAGCACTTAAACTTGTGAACGATCTTCTAGAGATTTCTGACAATCTGTATACTAGTATTCCCATCATCTATATGCCTCAAGGTGCTGATGAAGGAAATCCGTATGAAATTCATGTAAAACCTGATTGGTCTCACGAAGAAGTAATGAATTCATTCCCACATATTAAAGGATTCTGGGGAGGACCTAAGATTGGAGTTTATCATCTATCCAAGTCATGATGAATATTGAATCAAAAGATATCTATGGGAACTATCCTACAAAACCATGTGTATTTGCTGCGTGTGACAGCAAATACTTTGTAGACCACGCGGGACCATTTATTAACTCAGCGCATAAATCTGGTAAACCTGTACATGTTCATGTCATAAATCCAACCAAAGAAGTATACGCGGACATTGAATTTTACCGAGAAAAGATTTCAACATCAATGTCATTTACTTTTAATGATATAGATCTGCCGGAAGACCAGGATCAGAGAAAGTGTATCTATGCTTCTCTTCGTTTTTTTATTCTTCCATTCCTGTTAGAAAATATTGAGAGGATTATGGTTCTTGATATTGACTGTCTTGTCATGAAAGATTTTGAGTTTCCAACCAAACCTTGTGGATTGTTTGTAAGAAAACCAGTAACTTACTTGACTGACTGGATTAAAGAAGGAACTAAGATTGCTGCAGGTATTGTTTATTTTGATAATACTTACATTGATAAGACTAGAACTTTAGTTGAAATTATTAATTCACTTCCTAATACTTGGTATGCAGATCAAGTTGCTTTGAATCAACTTCTTGTGGAACATATTCCTCGGGAAGATGTTACGGTATTTAATGGCAACTTTATGGACTGGGAGTTTAGAGATGGAACAGTAATCTGGACAGGGAAGGGTCGAAGAAAATATGATGACCCTGTATATTTAAATGCTAAACGTATGATGTCACTTAAATGAAAGGAAGATTATTTGAGCTACGAGTAGTCTTATGGGGAATAGTTGCAGACTTGGAGTATAAGATATATCCATGGAAAACATCTACTCCTCCCCCATGGGCCGCAGAACGGTATGGTTTAGATAGCAATATCAAATCTCCTGAAGATATTGACACTGAATATGAAATGTATTTTGATTGGTTAAAGTGTCAAGAGCAAAAAATTCAGGAGATTGAGAAAGATATTATCAATCTCAATACTAGAGTTAGAAATCTAGAATAGGTAATCAGTACATTCTTTATGATATTCTTTCCATGTATCCTCATAGTCCGATTTATTATAGGATCCTATTCCATCATGAAACCAAGGACCGCCTAGAGTAAAGTGGACATTGGATATATCTTTTTTATATTCATATTCATCTGCTAACCAATTCCAAGTCTTAGGAAGTTCTCCTACACTTGATGCCCATTTGAACTGATGTAAGTCTAATCCATGTGCCGTGTTCACATAATCAAGTGTAAGATTTTGACACTTACTATTATTGAACATCATTAATGAAGACCAATTCTTCATGGTGTATGGTGTTTGTTTCTCTCCATCAAACTTTCTCTCAGACTTAGGAATGTATTGATGTTTGACTACCATTACATCATGTTTATCGTCTTGTAGATTCCACAGTTTTGTGATATCATCTTGAAAGAGCATATCACAATCCATAAAGATAGACCAACCTGAATACTCTGATAAGTATGGAGTAAGGAATCTTGAGGTTGAGAAATCTGTAGAGTCTAATGGACCTCTGGGTCTGGTTAGGATTCCTTCTAACTGTTCCCTCTTTATAAGAGTTATAGATAATGGCGATGATGAGTACTTGTTCAGCGAATCAATTAAAAGAGAAGTTGCTGTTCTTTCTCTCTTGTCATATCCAATAAAAATCTTTATCATTTTACTTGTAAACCTTATACTTAATTATACCAGAAAAACTAATGACAAATCAACTAGTAGATATCATTGAAAAATATGATATGAATGGTTTCAATGGAAAGTATGACTCTTCTGGAAGACATATTGGTGGATGGGGCACAGACAAAAATGATTGGCATGGGTTCTGTGATTATTATGAAGAAAATCTTTCTGAGTACGTTGATAAGGAAGTTTCTATTTTAGAACTTGGAACTAACTATGGATGCTCTGCTATTTTGTGGCATGACTTCCTTCCAAAATCAAAGATGCTTCTCCTTGATATTCAAGAGACTATGAATGGTAAGTGTTGGGAGATTATGGATAATGATAGGTTTACCTATGTAAATTGTGATGCATATGACTTTGATAATATAGAAGAAGTTAAGAGTTTATTTCCTGACGGTTTTGATATTGTCTTTGACGATGGTCCGCATACACTTGAGTCTCAGAAAAAGTGTATTGAGTATTATCTTCCTCTATTGAGAGATGGAGGAACAATGTTTATTGAGGATGTTCAGAAGATAGAAGACTTTGAAGATTTAAAAACGTGCTTTGATGAAGTAAAGGAAACACTTGAAGGAAACTATACTTATGATAAAGTTGATCTTAGATATGTAAAAGATAGATATGATGATTTAATCTTTGCTATCAAGAGAGTTGATTCATGAAGAAAATATTATTATGTACTATGACTAGGAATCATCTTAGATTTTTGATTCCTATGATTGAATATATCTGCGATAATGAGCATGAGGTTCTGCTCTATACTAATTTCAGTGAAGTAATTAACGACTCTCTTTCTTATAAGATTAATGAGTTTTCTGATAAGTATGAAAACTTTTATGTAATGAATATAGATCAAGAGAGCGCATTGATTGATTATTCTATTAGTGCTAACTCTATGTTAGTAACATCAGGAACTAGTAATGTCTATCATAGTATTGATTATAATCTTTGTAAGAAAGTATCCTGTAAGACGTTTGCTATACAGCATGGTATTTCTCAAGAAGGTATTACAAGATTAGGAAAGTATCATTTTAGTGCTGACTATGTTCTTACTTGGATTAAGGGGGAGCATATTCTTGATGACGTAACTACTCCAATAGATAAATTTATTTCCGTTGGCATCCCCAATCATTACTATGACAAGACTGATTGTAATGAAGGTAGTAAAGTATTCTTTTTTACTAATGGGTTTGATAAACCAAATTATCAGGATATTAAGTTGGAAACCAATGGTGGTGAGTGGTCTGGTATCTATACTACAAAGTGGAAAGATGAGACTTGGAAGAGGATAGAAGAACTCTCTGAAGGTGTATGTTACTTTGTTAGACATCCCACTGTTAATGGTGGTGAACTTCATCCAACACTGACTAAAATACTTAAGAATAAAAATAAGTTTCTAGTAGACAATGCCTGGTTAGAAAAAAATAATTTAAACAGGTCTCAACTATATTCTATTGGATCGAAATATTATGTTACCTACCCATCTAGCTGTTGGATTGATTGTCTCTTGAACAGTGTTGACTATGAAACCTTTAAGGATTATAATTCTAATATTGATATTTTATTAGAGGATTCTATAGAAGGATTTGATAGAACAATTGATATTTGTAATTTACTATTGAAATGAAACAAGGAAAGGTCTGGGGTAAAACTGAATTAATCTGTGCCAATAATTCATTAGAATTTCACCGAATTGATTTTAAGAAGGGTGGCGTGTGCTCAAAACATATGCATAAATTTAAATGGAATGGATTCTATATTGTATCTGGTAAACTATTAATTAGGAACTGGAGGCATTGTCAGAACCTTATTGATGAAACTATTTTAGAACCTGGCGACTATCATGCTGTAGAACCTGGATACTTGCATCAATTTGAAGTTCTTGAAGATGGTATAGGGTTTGAAATTTACTGGGCACAGTTTGACCACAATGATATTCATAGAGAGTATTCAGGATTTGACCGAAAAGATTTACCTGAGGGAAGAGAATGACTGTAGGATTTAATTACCTTGGCAAGATGGGACAATTGGGTAATCAGATGTTCCAGTATGCTGCAACACTTGGAGTTGCACGTTATACAGGTGTCACTTTTACAATTCCAAATCATGATGAAGTTCTTGTAGATGGACTTGGCAACAAGTTGAGGATTGAACTATTTGATTGCTTTGATATCAAACCAGACAACACAGGTCTCCTTAAAACAGACTATGTTGTTCAGGAGAAAGGTTTTGAATTTAATCATGACGTTTTTCATAGTAGCAGAACTGTTGATTATACTCTCTATGGGTTTTTTCAGACAGAGAGATATTTCAAACACTGCGCTAAAGAGATTAGACAGAATTTTACATTCAAAAAATATATTATTGATGAGTGTAAGGAGATTGTTGAGGAGTGTTTTGAAGAACCTATTGCGTTACATATACGTAGAGGTGATTTTTTAATTAATTCTGATAATCATTATAACCAAACTCTTGATTACTATAAAAAATCTCTCAGTAAATTTGATCTAAAGAGACAGGTTGTCATCTTTAGTGATGATCCAAAGTGGTGCATGGAACAAGATTTATTTAATAGTGAAAGATTCCTTGTATCAGAGGCAGCAGGACCATATCATGACCTGTATCTGATGACCCAGTGTAGTGATTTTATTATTGCTAACTCATCATTCTCCTGGTGGGGAGCATGGTTGGCAAATGCTGGTAAAGTCATTGCTCCATCTAAATGGTTCGGACCTAACAACGCACACTTAAATACTAAAGACCTTTATTGTCAAGGATGGGAAGTTATATGATTGATTATGATAACTCTGATAAAAACAGATCTGTATTCAAGTTGAAAGGTATTGGTCCTATCTATTATGTTAATATGGATGACCAACCAGAAAGACGTGAGTATATGGAATCTCAATTTAAGTATTGGGAGATTGAGAACTATGAACGTATCTCTGCTTATGATGGTAGAGAGGATGACTTAAGTGATATTCTTAAGGGAAGGTATCCTAATAATATGACTAGTCGTGAGGTAGGTTGTACTACTTCACATCTAAAAGCAATTAAGCATTACCTTGATACATCTGATAGTCCTTATGCGGTGATTATGGAAGATGATTGTTCTCTGGACTTAGTTCGGTATTGGAACTTTACTTGGAGTGATTTCTACGGACACTTCCCTTATGATTGGGATGTGGTTCAGATTGCAATCATTTCCACAGGAGATATCCATGTTAAACTTCACAAGAGATTTGTAAATGATTTCTCTACTGCCTGTTATATCATTACTCGTTATCACGCAGAGAAGTTAGTAAGACTCCATTGTCGTGGAGACAAATATAAACTAGACCAGAATGTGAAACCACGTCCTGTTGCAGACGACCTTATCTATAATTCAGGTAATACCTTTGCTATCCCCCTGCTGCTTTATCGCACAGAATTAGGTTCTAGTATTCATCCCGACCACGTTGATGCTTTCCATAAGCAGAACTACCAAGCCCAGTTTGGATACTGGTCTCAGACTGGAGCAACGGTTGACATAAAGGACTTTATGAACTATGATCCTTATCTAGGACGAGTTTCAGAACCGTCTCAGAGAGTAGAAACCCAACCCACTTGACAAACTTGAAGGTTTCTACTATACTAAATAATGTGGCAACTGGCACTGTGCCAGTTCGATAAGACGAATGCCCCAATTGCTTGCGCTAGTCTTTGTCATACACAGTCTCTTGTCGAGAGACTTATCATCTGCGGGTATTCATTCCGCAAGTAACTAAAGGTAATTCAAATGATCAAATCTGTATTCGCAGCAACTGCTGCTCTTTCACTTTCCGCTGGCGCTGCTTTTGCCGGTCCCTACGTCAACGTAGAGACCAATGCAGGTTGGGCGGCAGACGACTATACCGGCGCAACGACAGATATCCATGTGGGATATGAAGGCGCTATTGGTGAGTCTGCTTCCTACTATGTTCAGGGTGGTCCTGCGGTAGTCGCCGCTGACGGTGCTGACACCGAGACTGAGTTCTCTGGTAAGGCAGGTGTTGGCGTTGCCATCTCGGACGGTCTGGGCGTATATGGTGAGGTTTCCTTCCTAACCACTGAAATCGCTGGCGACGACGAACTGAACGTTGGTGGTAAGTTGGGCGTTAAGTACTCTTTCTGAGTTACTGACCCTACAATATAATATCGGAGGGGACTGTAATGGTCCCCTTTTTTTTATGTCGTATAAACAAAGAATTGTTTTTTCTCTAAGCAGTCCAGTACTGCATATAGTCCTCATGATAGGTGGACTATTGTTATTTGTAGGCCATGTGCATAATGAAGCACATAGGACTTTGGAATCGGATGTCGAATCATATGTAAAAAAGTTTTGTACTAAGAATAAGAAGGTGTGTAAAGAGTATATAAGTGATTATTGATATGCTAGGGAACCTTGACAAAACTTTATGTTTCCTATATAATATGTAAAGAAACATTGCGGAGTGTAACATGACTGTAACAACCAATGACCGTGGACAACAGAATCTGTTCGCTAAAGAACCAACGATGTATGTTTCACAGACCGACGCAGAGCGTTATGGTTATGAATCCTACGCTGAAAAAGCAGAGAAATTAAATGGACGCACTGCTATGCTTGGATTTGTTGCTGCTGTTATCTCTTATACTACTTCCGGTAGTGTATTCTTCTTTGGTGTCTTCGGATTCTGATGACTGAATTTGCTTTTACCCTAACAAGCATTGCATTTTTAGTATTGCTTTGCTATTCTATTGAAAACCTATCTGAAACCTACTGATGGAACCCTCTCTACTTGAAATTCTGACTTATTATGTGATTGGTGGTGCCCTTTTAGTTGGTGCCCCAGGAGTATTCTTTTTTATTGTCTTTATGCCTGCTCTGCAGAACACTAAAGGCAGAATGGTTGGTTACGGTGACCACAAAGAATACGGTGATATTTCATCTTACGAAAACTCTAAGAGTGATCAAACCAAATTTTATCTTGAAGTTAGTGGATGATACTTGACAACGTATCAAACTTTCTATATACTTAACCTAACTTTATACCGAACTAATGGCATACACGATTACTCTCCGAACTCCTGATGGAGATACCATTATCTCTTGTGAAGACGATCAGTATATTCTGGACGCTGCTGAGGAAGGTGGAGTTGATATGAACTATTCTTGCCGTGCGGGTGCGTGTTCATCCTGTGCTGGTAAGATTGTCAGTGGCACTGTAGACCAAACCGATCAATCTTTCTTAGATGATGACCAGATGGCATCGGGATTTGTTCTTACATGTGTTGCTTATCCAACAAGTGATTGTGTAATTGAAACTGAAAAAGAAGAGGAACTTTACTAATGTCTGTCACTCTCCGTTTTAAAATCCTAGATGCACTTCGTGCTGATGCTAACGGTAACATTGCCAAAGCAAAGGCTAACATAGAAGTTTATCTAGAAAACCCTGTAGGTATCGGTGAGCATCCTGATGTTCTTGCTGCCATTCAGGATCAACTTGATGTCATCGCGCATGAAGAAGAACGAATTGAAGTCATTGTAAAACACTTTGACAATGCCTAATTCAAATCAACTCTATGAGGACATGGAGAGATTAAATGCCATATACGAAGAACTCTGCTGGGCACATGATGATGAACTAATGTTCACTCATGAAAATGGTAGAGTCATTATTTACAACAACACACAGGAACTAAAACAATGAACGAACAAGCAGAACGCATTAACGGATGGGCAGCAATGATCGGAGTCATTGCCGCAATGGGTAGTTATGCCGTTAGTGGGCAAATTATTCCAGGTATTTGGTAATGGGATTTCTTGCAGTAGCATTCTTAATCCTAATTCCAATTGGAGCAGCAGCAGCAATGACCCCAAATAGAACAAAAGTATGAGTATTGAATGGGCCCAGGCAATTATTTTTTTCTTGACACCCCTATTCTTTATGCTATTATTAATGGAAACTAATGAAGATGATGATGGACCACCAGACGGTGGACTAATGACTCCAGCATATAATCCGATTTGATATATAAAGGAGACTTGACGGTCTCCTTTTTCTATGCTAATATATTAGTCACCCTATGAAGAACATGATCAACACTATCAGTATTGGATTAGTTGCTATTGCTATTCCATTAGTATCTGGAATTAATTGGTTAAGTAGTAATAATAAAATAGTGCAAACACCATCTCCTGTAGAAGAGGTAGTAGTCGAATCTCCAAAGACATGGATTTGTCCTGAGTGTACGCCAGAAGAACAATACGTTTTAAAAGAATTACAACGTGGCACAAAAATCAAAGATAGAAATGCCCTGGCAACGATCCTGGGTAACATTAAACAGGAAAGTAAGTTCACTGCCAATATATGTGAGGGAGGTGCTAGAGTTCCTTACACTGATTGCCATCGGGGTGGTTACGGGATCATTCAGTGGACCTCTAAGAACCGTTATTTGGGGTTAGGTAACTTCGCAAGTAAGTATGGGTGTGACCCCAGTACCCTTGAATGTCAGACTCGTTATATGATTAATGAAGACATCTTTGTGAGGACTCTCCCTGACTTTGAAGGTAGTGGACAAACGGTTGCAAAATATATGATTCCATCCTATTATTGGTTGGGATGGGGTATCCGTGGTTCGCGTGATACTTACGCCTATGATTTTACAAAACAAATGATACTCTCATGAGGAATAAAATCAAAGATGACGATAGCATGAAGGTGCGACAACAAGCATTATTCATTCTAATTGACAAATATGGTAAAAATTTAGATTATTCTAGAAAATCTAAATATACTAACAAATCCATTTATGAGTGTGCCCATGACTGGGTATCTCAAGGCAATGTAAATTGCAATGGAATTACAAAATACTATGAGGCATATTATGCAAAAAGTTTTTAATTTGATGGCAGCGTTTTCTTTTTTAGTATCTGGTGCTAGTGTTGCTGGTGCTTGGTATCTTTATAAGAATGCAGATGTCATGATTGAACAAGCGAGAGAGAAAGCAGTAGAAGAAATTGCCGAAGCAATTCCGGGTATTATTGAAGGGTTGATGCCAGAGATGCCAGAAATTCCTGGTGCAACTGGTGGTGCTGTTCCTCCTGTTGGTCTTCCTTTCTAATGAAAAAACTATTAGCAGTAATCGCAGCAACGTTTTTGAGCGTTCCTGTGCTTGCAGAACCTACCAAAGGTTTCTATACTAATGATTCTATGGGATGTATGTTACTACGGGAATGTACTGATGGAGTCGAAGAAGTCACTAACCTTTTGGATATTTCTAGTGAGTATCCTAATACTTCTGACTTTACTCCTGTTTCTACTGAATTCAACATCATGCTTATTTCCCTTAACAGGGTCGGAGTTAAAGTGTTTTTAGCAGATGAGAAGTATTTTCCAGTAGGACATCGTGGAGTTTATCATACTGTAGGGAATAATTTCTTCCTCAACAAAACATTTATGCGTCGCCCTGGTGTATTGATGAGTGTGATGAGACATGAAGGATGGCACGCTGCACAAGATTGCATGGCAGGCACTATCAACAATAGTTTGATTGCTCTCATTATGCCAGAAGATACTGTCCCTATGTTATGGCGTGAGATGGTAGAGAGCGCGTATCCTGCGTCAGCATGGCCATGGGAGAAGGAAGCAACTTGGGCAGGTAAGACTGAAGGAATGACTGCTGATGCCCTGAATGCTTGTGCTGCTGGTCAGATGTGGATGGAATATGAACCAACTCCACTGACAAGAAAGTATCTAGTCAAAGAGGGGTATATTTCTAAATAGAAATGCGTTGCTCTACACGGAATGTCAGAGGAAGTCAAGAAGGAAGATCCTAAAAAGAAAGGTATTCTTGGAAAGATGAAGGAGGCCGCAAGTGACAAAGAAGAACAGCTTGATATTCTGTCTACTTTTGTTAGGCTTGGCATCCTTGTTTGGAGCGGCGGAATACTCACGTTGGCGTACATCCAGTTACCACCCGTACTTGGTATTCCCGAGCAAAAACTAGATCCTACTTTTATCGCAAGTGTCTTCACCGGAGTGCTTGCGACTTTTGGTGTTCAGGCAGCAAAGAAAAATGGTGACGGTTCTTCCAAAGGAAATGGTGGTATCAGTAAAGCAGATATGGAAAGATTGATTGCTGCTGCAGCACAGACTGCACCTGCTCAAACTATTCGTATTGAACAAGCACCAATTCAGTTCACTACAAAAGATAGTGAACCACCTGTAAAACCTACCTTGTAGAAAAAAGATGAGAAAATTTGTTAGTTTGATTTGTTTACTGGGTGCTATGTTTATGGCATCACCAGTCTTTGCTGTTGATGTTGTAATGGGTGCGGGAGGTAACCTAGCATTTGAGCCTAATGAGATCACAATCTCTACAGGCGATGTACTACACTTTGTAAACGAGGCCCTCCCTCCACATAATATTATTGTTGAAGCACGTCCAGATCTTTCAAGAGAGTCGCTGCTTTTTGCCCCTGGTGAGTCACAAGATATCAAGTTTGCCGATGCTGGTGACTATGAATTTTGGTGTGGACCACACAAAGGTGCAGGTATGACTGGTACAATTCACGTCGAATGATGTGAAGTAATTTATTGAACCTATATGAATCTAATATTACATCCATTACAAAATCCAAATGACCCCGTCTGGAGTGTGATTATTTCTATAATCATCCTTTTGGCGGGAGTTTCTTATTATATCTACTATATACTAGGAATAGATGAAAGGGAATCCCATGGGAGCACTGACACCACCGAGCAGAAAGAGTTGTTACAACTTCCGAGTGACGGAGATCAATCGTGTTCTTGATGGCGATACTATCGATGTCACTATTGACCTCGGGTTTGATTTATACAAGAAAGAAAGAGTTAGAATTGCAGGAGTTGATACACCGGAGAAAAGAACGAGAAATCTAGAGGAGAAGGCACTTGGAATCGACGCAACCAACTGGCTCAAAGAGAAACTCGAAGGCACTTTGGCTGGTGATGATGAGTTGTCTGTTAGGACTGAACTTGTTGGTGGGACTGGGAAATATGGGCGTCTTCTGGGTTGGCTTTACATTGGGGATGCAGACGTGTCCCTCAACGAACAAATGATTACTGAAGGTTATGCTCATGCCTATGATGGAGGCACCAAAGATATGAATCTTGAAGCACTTCGTGAAATACGTAGAACACATGGGACCTTAGTAGAATGATGGATAAGTCACCGTTTAAGTGGGTTGTATTAAGTGTTGGTGGTGTAGTTGCTGTAGCACACATCGGTGTTTTGGGGCATCTCATTAAAGCAACAAGAGTACCTGAAGCACCAATCATCAATTTCCCTGGAGGAGATTATTCTTCTTATAGAATTCAAGCAGGCAAAGAAGGTTATAGTATAGAATATAAAGCAAATGATCCTGCTATTTTAGAATCCCAAAAATCATTATCTTCAGATACTAATAAGAAAGGATTCTTTGGTGGTGGCACAGAGAGTCGCCGTGAGTGGCGTAGAGACCAATTCACTATGGACGGCAATAGAAATCTAGGAGGTGCTGCCGTAGATGGTGAGGGAAAGTCTGCAAAAGAAATAGAGTGTATAGTGGCGGACGCTGGCGCACGGTCACAAGGTGCAATGGCAGGAACTAGTATTGCTGCTGGTGTTGGTGTTCCTGCTGTGATTGGTATTCCATATGTTGGATGGTTAGCAGCTGGTTGGGTATCACTTTTGGGTGGTAAAGTAGGTTCTACTGTTGGTTCTACAGTAGGTTCCGTATTTGATGATTGTTAGTAAAATGAATTTTGAATTGGATATGGAGGATTATACAATCATCCTCAATGCGCTTCATTACTATAAAAAAGTTGAGAAGAAAGGAAACTTTCGGCAATATACTGATGTAAAAGTTAATGCCCTTAGAGATAAACTTGCCAAGCAAACAGTGCAAAGTAAGTTTAGTTTTGAGGAGTATGGAGATATAATCAATGGAAATACCTGATATTGGAACTAATGAAATTAGAATTAGAGAGTTAAACATTCCAGATATATCAACAACAATTATACCAGAACCCAGGTATAGTATTCCAAACACTCCACCTGTAACTGTAACTATTGGAGTTCCTGTTGTTGATATGCCTGGATGTGTTGAGGCACACGAACAAAATTCTGGTAGAGAGAAGAGTGGAATAATTTCAGAAGATGACCCTAAAGGTGTAAAAACTTATTGTGATTCTGGTGCTCCTAGTTTTGATCCGATTGATTATGATAAAGGTAAATTAGATTTTAAAGAAGAGGCACCAGTTCCTGCATATAAAGGAGAGGAAGTAAAACCTTCGCAAGATGTACCAAAGACTCCTGAAGTTCCAGATACTTCAGCAGCAACAGCACAAATAGAGTGTCCAACAAAGGAACAATTGCAGACAGAACCTATTGGGTTTGCTTTTGATAGTGGACGCAAAAAAATAACTGGTTACCGTATAGATGGCAACCAGTGTATTCGTGAAGTAGAAGATATTCCTATTCTAAATCAAGTTGTTAATGCTATTCCTCCTGCTGGTATCATTACTACAACTGCATCCATTGCTGTCGTAGCAACAACTTCCGCATTGTTAGCAAAACCTTTTGCTGATATTCTTTTGAGGGTTGTGAAACCTGTAACTAAAAAAGTCGTCAAAAAGATTGCTTCTATCAGGGGGAAGGTGAGTAAGGTTGAATCTGTAAAGGAGCGCCAAGGATCTCAGCGCGACCGGGTGAATGCGATTCAAGCCCTAAGGAAGGCATTGAAGAAATAGGTTTTGGGATAGTGTGTTTATGTGGTTTGATGTAAGTGGTATTTTTTACTACTACATCAGCACACACTGAATGGTAAGGACTCTTGGGATGAAAACTAATACCCTTCTGAATTAATTCTCCACAATTTTTAAGTCTTGCAATCTCAAAATCTAATCTTTTATTAGCAGTTGCCTGTTGCATCAATGCGATGTTAGCAGCAGCTGCTTCTTTGCATTGGTCTTGTAGTTTTCTATCTAATGGACGCGACCACGTAGCAGAGAAACCTAAAGATAGACTATAGGTATCTTTTTGTCCAGTTCTAGTTCTCTTACGAAATAGGATATCGCCTGGGTTATCAATGATACCATCTCCAGTTTGATTACCATTTTCATCAAATGCACCATAATTATCACTGATATCATATACTGGGTCCATATAATGTGGTTCCCAAGGTCTTTGTATTGAACCTGCACCAGTTACATATGGGGTAAGGTTTAGTGTAGGACCCTGACACTGTATCCCCGACCCATATGTATTGGTAATATACGGTCCTTGTAGGACCTGGATTGCTTGATTTGTAACGCTACCACTAGAATTAGCAACAGGAGAAGCGGTAGCACTGACGCCGCCAACAGTTTCTGCATTTACTGGAATAGTAAAGAGTAGTGAAATTATTGTTGGAATATACTTGTAGTATCTGTTATACTTGTTACGTCGGTTTCTCTCTGAATGATCGTGTGATTTGAAAGTCCAGGTCCGCTGTAAGTTTCTGTAAACTGAAACGCATCCCCCGGATTCGTTTGGACGAATTGTGGTGTATTTGTTACTCCTGTCCATGATGAAGTCACTCCATTTATTGATACGTTAGTAGAACCTCTTTCAGGACTTAAGGTTCCGTTTATTGATTCAATACCACTGCCAGTCGCAGAGTATTGATACCCTGTGTTGTAATCCATTGAATTTATAGTCTCAGTTATCTTCTGAGTTGTTTCTGTGTGGCTGGTCATACTTCCCTGTGTGAAGTTTGGCACCACAGGGACCGCCTGGGCAGGAACAAGTATGGCACTTGCACCCACCGCAGACATTACAGACCAGAATATTGTCTTTCCAAAACGGGTCATTGCGAATTTCCTCAATCAATTATGGTGATCTCGGAAACGAATTGTCCGGTTCCACTGGTTCCAGCTCCACCTGCGGTGATGGAGATAACTCCAGCAGAGGTGACAGTTCCAGCAAGGTCTCCAGCAGCACCTGCAGTATAACTAAGGGTGCTAGAAAAGTTAGGCACTTGACCTACAGTAGGAGCAGCAGTTGGCACTACATCACCTTGGGTATATGATTGACTAAAGGAGAATGCTGAACCTGCTGTATCTTGAGTAGCAGTAATAGTACCTGGTGCATAGATACCAGAAGTAATAGTACCAGCAGAAACAGCTCCTGCAGTGCTACCATCGGTGGTATCAATATTTGAACCGGTGATACTGAATGAGGAACCAATTCTGCTTGCCTGAGTCCTGGCAGAATCAACCGTAAGTTGAACACTAGAAGCATGTTTAGAAACAATTCCGCCAGCATTAGCGGCGGTTGCTGTCATCAAAATCATTATTAATGGCAACAATCTTTTCATGGATACTTTACCAAATATACACTACTTGTATTTAGAAAATACATTTCTGTGGTATTATAATAAATAACTAAAAAGTTTTTAAGTAATGGGAATATATTCTAGGGCACTAAATCACATTGATATGATCCGTGTGAAAGAATTGCGTGAGGAAAAAATAAAGCGAAGAAAAGATGCTAAAGAATTTATAGAACAGATTAGAGATGAACTGAGAAATCTTAACAGTCCAGAGTTCTCTAATTGGAGATGTAATATTGATGAAGGTATGACCTCTAGTGGATTATTTCAAACAAATCTTCCTGCAATGGGAGATGTTGATTTAGTAACTACAGAGCAAACGTTTGATACTAGATTTAATGGTGGTAATGATTCTGTATCTGGTAGTGAAGTTCATCTTTCTGGTAGTTCCAATAGTATTGTCGGTGGATCTCATACCATCTATAGAAGAGCTATGTTTAAGGTTGATGCCAGTAAAGCTAGCACTCTTAAATTGACAATCGCAAAGGGTGGCGGTACTTCAAGTTGGACTGATAGAGATCCTGCTCAAAGTTTTGATGACCATGTAAACGTAAATGTATATTCTGATAACGACCCCTTTGCTAGTTCATTTGTTAATGACAATATGGGTTCAGGAACACATCTCATAACTCTTCCTAAAAATTATTCAAACCTTGTAATTCAAATCGAACAATTTGCAAAAGTATCTGGAACTGGAACATTAAGAATAATTGGTGCATCCCTGCAAAGAAGAACACCTGTTAGTGTATTTGTTGCTCTTGACTCTCCAGAAGCAACAGCATTTATTAGAACTGATCCTACAATGAAAGGTCTTTCTGCAGAAGAAAGAAAGAAAAAGTTAATGGATATGTTGGATGCTGGTGATGAGTATTTGTTAAAGTATCTTGGTTTGATTGGTAGTTCTGCAAGACCTTCTGATACTACTATGCCTGATAGTTGGGAACAAGCAGCTGGTGATACTGATGCTATGAGTGATGATTTGTATAATTGGATGTGGAAAACTTATGGTAATCCGGCAGCAGAGTGGAAAAAGAATAATCCATCAAAACCTGATAATTCAAATCCACATTTACCTAAAGGTGCTTATGTTCCACTAGCAGGTGTTGATGATAATTATGGAGACATTGCTGCAACTTACGGTGGAGCAGATGCTGAAAGAAAGAAAAAATTGGATGCATGGAAAATGAAAAATACTATGCCAGGAAGAGGTATATACCCTTATAGACCAGGCACTACTCAACCATATAATCCTCAGACAGGTTTAGATCTTTCTGCTCATTATGAACCACAAGGAGAAGTTCTTTCGGAGAAAAAGAAACTCAAATCTGTAAAGGATGTTCCCATTAAAAAAATTTCTGGTTATTATGATGGTAAACCAGCACCACTTGGGTTCCCAATGCAAGAACCACCTAAGATGATCGATGGATATCACCCTGATTTAGTGACACCAGAAGGTCAGAAGAAACAATCAAACCGATATAATCGCCTAGACCCTGCTAGTGCCAAGGCAATGCCGCCAACGGGCAACCCCCATATTGATAAGAAAGTCAGAGCAGCAGCAAAGAAACCAAAATAGGGGCTTGACAGGTTAGGGAAACTGTAGTATTATAAATAAGTCAGCAGGTTAAGGAACCAACACATTCCTTAACAAGTCTTCACACCCCTCAAACCAAGACCTCTAGGGTGTATAAAAACGTCTTTAATACCTGCCTCTGAGGGTGAGACAGGAATATTTTACTAGTGTTCCCCGCACTCATATCTAACCCTTTTCAAAACAATGGCAACACTTTCAAGACAACAACAATCTACCTCTTCGTGGAATGATTTCTGCGATTGGGTAACTTCCACCAACAACCGTTTGTATGTTGGTTGGTTCGGCGTACTGATGATTCCAACTCTGTTGGCAGCAACCATCTGTTTCGTCGTAGCATTCGTCGCTGCTCCCCCTGTGGACATCGACGGCATCCGCGAACCAGTTGCTGGTTCACTAATGTATGGTAACAACATCATCTCTGGTGCAGTTGTTCCTTCTTCAAACGCAATCGGTCTTCACTTCTACCCCATCTGGGAAGCAGCATCTTTGGATGAATGGCTTTACAATGGTGGTCCTTTCCAACTAGTAGTCTTCCACTTCCTTATCGGCATCTATGCATATATGGGACGTGAGTGGGAACTTTCTTACCGCTTAGGTATGCGTCCATGGATCTGTGTAGCATATTCTGCTCCAGTTGCTGCTGCGAGTGCAGTATTCCTGGTCTATCCCTTCGGTCAAGGTTCTTTCTCTGATGCGATGCCCTTGGGTATCAGTGGTACATTCAACTACATGCTTGTCTTCCAAGCAGAGCACAACATTCTTATGCACCCCTTCCACATGCTCGGCGTAGCAGGTGTCTTTGGTGGTTCATTGTTCAGTGCAATGCACGGTTCTTTGGTTACATCTTCACTCGTCCGTGAGACGACTGAAACAGAGTCACAGAACTATGGTTACAAGTTCGGTCAAGAAGAAGAGACCTATAACATCGTTGCAGCACATGGCTACTTCGGTCGTTTGATCTTCCAATACGCATCATTCAACAACTCACGTTCATTGCACTTCTTCCTTGCTGCATGGCCTGTTGTTGGCATCTGGTTCACCGCACTTGGCGTGTCCACGATGGCGTTCAACCTGAACGGTTTCAACTTCAACCAGTCCATCCTTGATGGTCAGGGTCGTGTGTTGAACACCTGGGCAGATGTTCTGAACCGCGCTGGTTTGGGTATGGAAGTTATGCATGAGCGTAACGCACACAACTTCCCACTCGACCTTGCTGCTGCTGAGTCTACACCTGTAGCACTCACCGCACCCGCAGTTGGTTGATTAATCTGTTATAATTCATAGGAAGCAAAGGGGACTTCGGTCCCCTTTCTTTTTATTCTCAAATGTTAAGTAATATTACTTATTCTCATGATTGGTAAACTTGATCCAGAAGAGAGGGTATTGTCTGAAGGTCCGCTACAACTACCAGAGTGGTTTGCACAAACCTCCGATGAACCCTACGATAGACATCAATACGAGTTACAATTCAATGGCCAATCAGTTATCTTTGATGACTACGAACAGATGAGAGCATACTGGTTTGAGTGTGTTCGTAATTGGGGAAATTGTAAAGTAAATGTCCTGGATAAAAAACAAATTAACAAAAAATCAAAAGGAGGTTTTAAATAATGGTAGCATCAACACTACAACAACAAAGGAGGGGATGGTTTGACGTACTCGACGACTGGCTTAAACGGGATCGTTTCGTTTTTATTGGCTGGTCTGGACTTCTTCTTCTTCCCACTGCTTATCTTGCTATTGGCGGCTGGCTTACTGGTACGACTTTCGCAACGAGCTGGTATACCCACGGTCTCGCTAGTTCCTATCTTGAGGGTGCAAATTTTCTTACAGCAGCAGTTAGCACTCCAGCTGACGCTATGGGTCATTCTCTTCTTCTTCTCTGGGGTCCTGAGGCTCAAGGGGATTTCGTCCGCTGGATCCAACTTGGGGGACTCTGGAATTTTGTGGCGCTCCACGGAGCATTTGCCCTCATTGGTTTCATGCTTCGTCAATTCGAGTTGGCTAGGTTAATTGGAATCCGTCCGTATAATGCTATTGCGTTCTCTGGGCCTATCGCTGTTTTTGTCAGTGTGTTTCTCATCTATCCTCTCGGACAATCCAGTTGGTTCTTTGCGCCCTCGTTTGGTGTTGCAGCGATATTTAGATTCCTACTCTTCCTACAAGGCTTCCATAACTGGACGCTCAACCCATTCCATATGATGGGAGTGGCAGGTATTCTAGGTGGAGCATTGCTTTCTGCGATTCATGGTGTTACAGTAGAGAACACTCTGTATGAGGATGGTGATCAAGCTAACACCTTTAAGGCATTTGATTCAACACAAGAGGAGGAAACTTACTCTATGGTCACTGCAAACCGTTTCTGGTCGCAGATCTTCGGTATTGCATTTTCTAACAAGCGGTGGCTTCATTTTTTCATGCTCTTTGTGCCTGTTATGGGTCTATGGACATCCTCCATTGGCATTATTGGTCTTGCTCTCAACCTTCGTGCTTACGATTTCGTAAGTCAAGAGATTCGTGCAGCAGAAGATCCTGAGTTTGAGACGTTCTATACAAAGAACATACTTCTTAACGAAGGCTTGAGAGCATGGTTAGCACCTGTTGACCAACCACATGAGTCGTTTGTATTTCCAGAGGAAGTATTACCTAGGGGTAACGCACTGTGATTAAATCTCTAGGACTCTTATTACTTCGTTTATCGGTAGGCATCATGCTTATCCATCATGGATACGAGAAACTAGAGAACATTGAAAACTTTGCGGATGCATTTGTAAGACCATTACATCTTCCATTCCCAATCTTCTTCTCCTACATCGCAGCATTTTCTGAGATTGTAGGAAGTTGGATGATTATCTTTGGACTTGGCACTCTACTGGGTGCCTTGGCAATCCTAGGTACTATGTCCTTTGCAATCTATCACGCTGTATCTACCGGTGGATTTAATATCTACCTGTTAGAACTTTTAGTTCTTTACTGGGGTGGGGCAGCATGTATCGTTCTTGCTGGTGCTGGTAATTTTTCAATAGACCATCTCATAAAACGGAGACTCACAAATGATTAAAGCACTATTCGGTATTATGTTTGCTGCTCTAATGTGGGTACAAGTCCCACAGTGGAGTGACGACTGGTCTAAGTGTGCTGTAGATGTGCCAGACACAGCATGTCATTGGTATATCACAGCACCCGATAGCACCATGGGTGAAGGATTTAGTTGGGCTAACTCCCCTTGGTTCAGTGTAGAAGGTCTCCGAGACATTGGAGAACTTCACAACACAGTTCAATCTTTACAGGATGCATGATGAATAGTTTTGAAGTCACACTATACTTTATATGCTTCGCTCTTATTGCTGGTGGTGCCTTCGCTATGATGTGGGCTAACATTCAATCTATTAACATAGAGATGAATAAACCTAAACCTAAACCCCGTCATCCTGAAGCACCACAGGCAGGTGAGGAGTTAATGTATGTTGATCTTAGTAGAGAACGTCTAGAAGACCTTTACAAACAAGAAAAAAGTTGATATAATACAGAGACCTTAGGGTCTCTTTTTTTATCTTTAAATAACAACTATTATGACTTACAAAATTTATTCACGGGACGGTTGTCCTTATTGCGTTAAGGTTGAGCAGGTGCTACAGTTAGCAAAGTTGGATTATGAGGTCTACAAACTTAGACAAGACTTTTCGAGAGAAGAGTTTTATGAAAAGTTTGGTCAAGGTTCAACTTTTCCTAGAGTAATTCTTGGAGAAGAAGTTCTTGGTGGATGTACTGAAACAGTCAAGCATCTAAGAGAACAGAAACTAGTCTAGGTTCTTGGAAGTATAGTTATGGTAGAAACCCACGACGATGAAAACGACAAACTAAATAATGATGAACCCCATATAAATCGGGGAGTAGAATTACTACTAAGAAATAGGAGGAAGCAAGAACCACCAAAGACTTTTCAAGTTAAGTTTGGGAAAATGGTTTCCTTCCTCCGAAGAGAAATTGTTTTACACTTTAACTTTTACTTGGACATTAGAAAAAAGTAGGAGAATCGAAATGTTAGCAGTAACTCTCACCATCAGTACACTCATTTCAATAATGTTCTTTTTTGTTGGAGGTGTAGTAGGATGGTTAGCAAAGGATCATTTTTATCAAACTCAACCTGTTTATATGCATCCTGAAATGTTTGATGAAAATGGTAATATTTTACCCGATGAAATTTTAGCAGTACGATTTGAAAACGATTATGAGCCCGACGAAGACAACGAAGACGACTAAGAAAGAAGTTCTTCCACAAAACCCGTTTATATTTGAAGTTCTGGAACTTGTAAGTAAGCAAAGATCTAAAGCAAAAAAGGTAGAAGTTCTGCAAGAGTATGAACATAATGCTCTTAAGGCGATCTTCATCTGGAACTTTGATGAGACTATTGTATCAATGGTTCCTAAAGGAGAAGTTCCATATGGAGACATTAGTGATCAATCTGTTTATAGTGGAACCTTGTCGGACAATTTGGAAAAGGAAATGAAAGGTGGTGAGTCTGCCACTGGTCAAGATCTAGATGGTAGAGGTAAAACTTCTCTTCGCAGAGAGTGGCAAAATCTTTACCATTATATAAAAGGTGGTAACGATTCTTTAAACAAGACTCGTAGAGAAATGATGTTTATCAACTTACTGAGGGGACTTCACCCAAAGGAATCTCAGGTTATTTGTTTAGTCAAAGATAAAGATTTGCAATCTAAATATAAGATAACTAAAGATGTTGTTGAGACAGCCTATCCAGATATCCAATGGGGAGGTCGTGGATGACAGTAGCAGTAGAACAGGAGAAAGAAATGGTTAACGGAGAGGATACCGGAAGCAATATTACTCCCTCCGATTATGGGTGTCAGATTCTGCAAGAGAATACTACATTAGAAAACGCAAATAATAAATCTCTTCCCAATGATGCCATACTAATTTGGTATGTTGTTGATGGTGTAGAGATGGTTGATTTGACTAGATGTAAGAAAACATCGCAACTTTTTGATATGTACTATGATAAGTATGGTCCTGGTGCAGTCAAGAAGATTGATTTTGGATATGGTCAAATGAATCCCAGACTTTGGGCAATTAAACCAAAGACTGAGGGAAAGAAAAAATGAGTGATGGTTTTGATGTTAAAGTTGAGATGCCTAGAGAAGACATTGATAAACTTCTAAAGCAATATAAAAATTTAAAGAAATATCAAAAGTCTAATCTCTTTGCAGTTAAGACTATGAATGGAACTGAAAATTTAATTAGTAAAATGGTAAAGGAAGTTGAAGATGATCCTATCTGATTTACGTAACTAAGATGCTATCTACTCAATATAGACTACGACTGGAATTTATTTGTAAAAAAATTGCAAATGGAGAAGAAGTTAAATTAGATGATATGGTATGGGTGCAGAAACTTGCTAAGTCCCATACGCTTGCTAGAGATTGGCTGCAAAAAGCACGCCGTCAGGCTGCTCAAAATATTGAGGAAGGTAGTACAGATGATTTTCTGAATAGGATGGGACTAGGAGACCCCGACCCATCCAATCACAAAAGGGGATTTGATAGTGCGGAAGATATTAAAGACTGGTTCCAGCAGGATAAACCTGAGGATTGGCGACAACGTGATTGATTATGTTTGTATCCCAACATGGGATCCTATCTTTGAATGTATGCGCTATCATTGGGTTCACAAGTCTGAAAAGGATCCTGTGCAATTCGTAAAAAACCTCAACCCAGAACAAAAAGTGCTATGAGTAGTAAGATGATGTTCTTGGTTGACACTGGCGATGGCAGATGTGTCAGTCATGACGGGTATATTCAACTCGGTAGTTTCTCTCACACTGTAGAGAAGCATCTTGAGATGTGTCCTGAACAGGAATGGCAGGTGACCTATTGGATGCCCGACCCATTTATTATTAGATACCCAAGACCCAACTATCAACATACTATGAAGAAGAACGAAGGTTCTCCTAGAACTGATAATGCTGCTGACAGTAGACCTAGAGACTTCCCAGACCAAGCAGAAACTAGATTGAACAGAACAGTATGAAAATGTGGGAGACAAAATGCGTTGAGTGTGGTAAAATGGTCCCAGCGAACAAAGCACCTCAGATAGGACATCAAGCACCTGATGGTAGTTGGACAAATTCGTTATGTAAACCTTGCTGGATAAAAAAGAACAATGGATAATTTTAATGAACCAGGATCATCGAAAGGAATTGATGATAATTTTAAAAAGTTTGCTGTCGAATGGCAACTAGATAATGTTGTGAGATTACTTGGTGGTAGTCTTGAGCATTCTAATTGCTACGATTATGGTGATGAAAATGCTCAATATGAAAAGTATGTAATCAAATTTAACCGCAAATCTAGGGAGACTGATTAATGCGAGCAGTAATTTATTCTAATGGAAATCAAGAATGTCAGCGTATGACACATCTTTTACAAAGTCTTGGTGAAGAATTTCATCAGTATGAATTAGATAAAGACTTTACTACTTCACAGTTCTCTGCTGAGTTTGGTTCAGAGGCAGAGTTCCCTCAGGTATCTATTGGATATAAACATATCGGTAGTATAAAAGAAACACTTCAGTACCTCAAAACAAAAGAAGTTCTATGAATGATATTTCTAAAGATGCTAAACGTAGGAGAGCACTCAATCTCTTCATTGAAAGTGTTATCAAACCTGACCATGAATTGAGAGGTGATGCTCATAATCAGGAGTGTTATCCTGAACTAATGGAAGTTAGGGAGGAGATTCTAGGATACCTTAGAAAGCGGTAACATATGTTACACGACGTTTGTTAATATAAATAATGTATGGTATAATTACCATACGTTCATCTCACTTTAGGGTGAGACGCAAGTAAGTCGCGGAACGGATCGTTCATCCGTCTGAAGACGGACGCAAACGACTAAAGGAACGGACCTAAAAATCCAATTACTTTAGGAGTAACAACATGAACACACTTAATCTAATCCGAAAGCAGATCAATAAGGCATCTGCGTTACACAACGCACAGATTAACCACACCTCATATCGTGGTGTAGATTATGATACTCGTTGTGTAGAATCGAAGGAGACTCACGGTACATTCTGCTATCGTGGACAAGTATACGCTAAGTGATTTATTAACTTACATTACAGAGAGGGCTACAAACCCTCTCTTTTTTTGTATTTACTTATCAAATTAACAAATGTTAGTGAATAAACACAAAGCAGTCTAAATAATAATAGAACAGAGGTGCTTATGATATGAAATTTACTATATCATTTTTTCAAAAGTAAATATTCGTATAATGAGGGATATTATGCACAATCTCATTTCCTATAATCAGTTAGCAGGTTGGAAACAAAGCGTAGAACGACTAACTCATACTTTAAATCGTTCGATAGAAGAATCCGATCTTTTAAATGATTATTATAGTTGTCTTATAGACTGTGATGATAAACAATCGGTATGTAAAAGAATCTGTAGGAGGATTTTAGTAAATTAAACGTTTCGCGGGGTTGCTACCCCGCTTTTTTTGTGCTATAATACCTTTGAGTATGTGCTTCCTATGGACAAAGAAAAACTCAAACTGATTGTGAGTAATCTAAAATCTCTTTTAGAAAACCTAGAGTCTGAAGTATATTCAGATGTAGATGCATATGCTACAACTCAAGAGAATTTTGACGACCCTGCATCTTACTACCTACCCATTTCAGATTACGACGAAGTTTATGAGGAAATAGATGGATAAGATAGATACACAAGGAATGAGTTTACCTAGTGATGGTAAACCAAAATCAAAGAGAATATATCCACCATTGGTTATACCAAAACGAAATGTCTTTACTAATCTAGAAAGACAAGAACTAAAGGACATTATTAACGAGATACTAGATGAAAGAGAACAGCGTAAATCTAATTAGTGTAACTCCCGATGCGGAGAAACACATGGCATACTGTGCCAGGGTAAGTAATCCAAACAACCAGGATAATGATAAGTTCTCTGGACTACTTAAGTATTGTGTGAAGCATCAGCACTGGAGTATTTTTGAGCAGGCATACATGACTCTGGAGTTAAATACTACCAGAGGAATTGCAGCTCAAGTGCTTCGTCATCGTTCATTTACATATCAGGAATTTTCACAAAGATATGCTGATAGTTCCTTACTCGCGGAGACGATCCCTCTACCTGAACTACGCAGACAAGACACCAAGAATCGTCAGAATTCTATTGATGATATTGACCCGTTTGTCAAGCAGAAGTACGAAATGCTGATGCAAAATCACTTCAGAGATGCCATGGCATTGTATCAAACAATGCTTGATGAAGGTATTGCAAAGGAGTGTGCTCGCTTTGTGCTTCCCTTGGCAGTGCCCACCAAAATCTACATGACTGGCTCAGTCAGGTCATGGATCCATTATATCGATTTGCGTTCTTCTAATGGAACGCAGAAAGAACATATGGATATCGCATTAGATGCCAAGCGTGTCTTCTGTGAACAGTTCCCTGCCGTTGCTGAAGCAATGGACTGGGCATAATAAATATTGTTGTATGTGATGTAATTTATGGCTACGTATCCTATTATCAATAAGAAGACAGGTGAACAAAAAGAAATTGCTATGAGTATTCACGATTGGGATCAATGGAAGACGGATAACCCTGAGTGGGATAGAGATTATTCCGATCCAACTACATTTCCTGGCATCGGGGAAGTAGGAGACTTCCAAGACAAACTGAAGAAGACTCATCCAGGGTGGAATGATGTATTACATCAGGTATCAAAACAACCAGGATCCACAGTAAAACCACTCTGAATCTTATGCCCGCAAAAAGATCGAAGACGCCCGTACCGTTCGGAATGAGTAATAAGCAAATGAAAAGAAAAAAACCTATTAATTTAGATCTGATGAGGACAATAGATCCTCTCACAGATAATCAAGCAGAACTTTTTCGTTGTTATAAAAATGACCAGAATATCGTCGCTTACGGTGCGGCAGGAACGGGTAAAACTTTTATCACCTTATACAATGCATTGAAAGATGTATTGGATACTAAGTCTCCTTACGAAAAAATTTATCTTGTAAGGTCACTAGTTGCTACAAGGGAGATTGGTTTTCTACCCGGAGACCATGAGGATAAATCATCTCTTTACCAAATTCCATATAAGAATATGGTAAAGTATATGTTTGAAATGCCTACAGAATCAGACTTTGAAATGCTTTATGGCAATCTTAAAGCGCAGACAACGATTAGTTTCTGGTCTACATCATTCATCCGTGGCACTACACTTGATAATGCTGTTATTATTGTTGACGAATTCCAGAACTTGAACTATCATGAACTTGATAGTATCATCACCCGTGTTGGTGAAAACTCTAAGATTATGTTCTGTGGTGATGCTACTCAGACTGACTTGACAAAACAGAATGAGAGGAATGGTATCTCAGACTTCATGAGAGTTTTACGTATCATGCCTTCAATGGATATCATTGAGTTTGGTATTGAAGATATCGTTCGCTCTGGTCTCTGTAAAGAATATCTACTTGCTAAAAACGAACTTGGTCTATGAACTTTATTCATCATAATTACTTAGGTGATATTGAATTAAACTGCAAAAATAAGAATGGCATCCGTCTCTACAATGTTCCTAGTGGAGACTGGGTGCCTTCTATTACGTCTGTAACTTCCTTTTATAATCGGCAAGTATTTGTTGAATGGAGAAAGAGAGTTGGTAATGAAGAAGCAGATCGTATCACAAAGAAAGCAACTACTCGTGGAACAGACTTTCACGAAGCAGCTGAAGTATACATGAGGAACAATGAAATAAACTGGGATGACTTTCGTCCTCTCACCCAGTTTATGTTTCATCATGCTAAACCATATCTGGACAAGATAAATAACATACACGCTATAGAAAGAACTCTGTACTCAGAGTATCTTGGATTAGCTGGTAGAGTTGACTGTATCGGAGAGTATGAAGGAGAACTCGCAGTCATCGATTTTAAGACATCCGAAAAAATTAAACCGGAGAAATGGTTAGAAAACTATTTCGTTCAAGAGACTTTTTATGCTGCGGCATACTATGAACTGACTGGTATCCCCGTCAAAAAACTTATCACTATCATGGTTACTCCTGGTGGTGAGGTTAAAGTATTTGACAAAAGGAACAAAGGGGACTATATTAAATTGTTAGTTCGTTACATTAAAGAATTTGTATCTCACAATACTAGGACAGAGAATGGAGAATGAACTAGACAAAGTATTAGAAAGTAAGTTTTATTGCCCTTCTAAATTCACTCAAGAAATAGAATCTCTAGTACAAACTGTACCAGAGATGAACTACATAGATGCTATCGTTCACTTCTGTGAAAAGAATGGTATCGATGTAGAGTCAGTCCCTAAGTTAATTACAAAACCACTTAAGGAAAAGATTAAATATCAAGCAATGGAATTAAACTTTCTGAAGCGGAGTTCTAGAGCAAAATTGCCTTTGTAATCCATTTTCGTCCCCAAAAAATTTCCCGCAAAATTTTTGCCCCCTTTGACTTTTTCATGATGCCGTTCGATGCCTATAAGCAATACCTCTCCTTAAAGAATCACTTCACCAAGGAGAAGTATGACTATCACAAATACTGTGGAAAGAGTCGCGCGACTGTGCAATCTTTTTATAAAAGAAAAGATAGGTTCTGGTTTGAAAAACTATCCAGAAACAAAGACGATAAAGAAGTAATTGAGTTTTTTATATCCAACTTTATTTCATGCACCGATCCTAGTAAACTATGGATTGGAGAGATGATAAGAGAAGGTGAAGGTAGGTATACCTCATGGAAGAAGAGAACTCAATCACTATCTTATGTTTTTAAAGAAGAGATGGGTTCTCTTTTATCGGAACAAAAATTAGATCGTGTCTTCACTGGAACAGGTCATCCCCCCATACTCAAAAGTTATTTGAGTGGGGATATTTCACTTGAAACTCTGGTAATTTGTGATAGAATACTAGGGTATAGAAAAGACTTTGATACTAGACTTAAGGACCCTGTGTGGGAAACCGTAAGTCTCAGAATTAAAAAATATTCTCCCTTTCTAAATATTGAAGTGCTTCATTATCGGAAGTTACTCAAGCAACTAATCACTAACAATTAATCGGAACTTAATATGTCACTGGAAAATACTGAAGTTATTACTAACCTGATTGAACAAAAGAGACAACTTGAAGAGCAGATGGAAAATCTGCGTGTCACTTACTTTAAAGTCGTTGGCGCACTTGATGCACTAAATCAAATTGAAGCAAGTAAGGTAGAAGATGATGATGCTACAGTGAGTGAAACTGAGATAGTAGAGGGCGAATGAGCTTCTTTAACTCAGAAGTTGTCCGCGCAGAGTTAACTAAAATACAGGAATTGCAGGATAGTGTTTACATAAACATTTTCGCATTTACTGCAATGAGTAAGGAGAAAAAACTTAAGCATGTTGAAATGCTTGAGGAACTTCTTGACAAACAAAAGATTTTGTATACCCGTTTGAGTTTGTCTGATGACCCAGAAGCAAAAGAAATGAAGGAACGTATCCTTGATTCTGCTAAAGCAATGGGTCTCCCTCCTGATGTCGATATGAATGTCGTCTTTAGCAATATGTCTAAGATGATTATCGTTATGAAGGACCAGATTGACAAATCAGACTAAGGTCTGTAGAATAACGAAGTCCACAAAAGCCAAATCCAAACTAATCTAATAAATCCTATGTCTTTCGCAAATCTTAAAAAGCAATCTTCTCTTGGTTCTCTTACCTCTAAACTGGTAAAGGAAGTTGAGAAGATGAACAATACCAGCAGCGGTGGCGACGACCGTCTCTGGAAACCTGAAATGGATAAGACCGGCAATGGTTATGCCGTTATCCGTTTCCTCCCTGCCCCTGAAGGAGAAGACCTCCCTTGGGCAAAGATGTATTCCCACGCCTTCCAAGGTCCTGGTGGGTGGTACATTGAGAACTCTTTGACTACTGCCGGTGGTAAAGACCCTGTATCAGAGCACAACCGTGAACTGTGGAACAGTGGTAACGAAGCAGACAAGGATACTGTTCGTAAGCAGAAACGCAAACTGTCCTACTATGCCAACATCTATGTTGTGCAGGACAAAGCAAATCCCCAGAATGAGGGTCGCGTTTTTCTATACAAGTTTGGTAAGAAGATCTTTGATAAGGTCATGGAATCAATGCAACCTGAGTTTGAGGATGAAACTCCAATCAATCCTTTTGACTTCTGGCAGGGTGCTAACTTCAAACTGAAACTGAAGAAAGTTGCAGGTTACTGGAACTATGATTCTTCTGAGTTTGACCGTGTGTCTCCTCTATTAGATGATGACGATGCCCTGGAAGCACTGTGGAAGAAGCAGTATTCACTGACTGCTCTGACTGCTACTGACCAGTTTAAGTCCTATGAGCAACTGGAGAAGCGTCTGAAGATGGTTCTAGGTCAGAAGCAAGCACCTGCTCGCTATGATGAAGAGACCAACGATGAGGACAATGATCGTAGTTCTTACGCACCTAACTTCTCCTCACGTCAACCACAGTCTGAATTGACTGAAGACCTGAAGACTGAACTGAACAACCTTGGTGCTAGGTCAGAAGTATCTGCTGATCGCGATGAAGATGATGCTCTATCATACTTCCAACGTCTTGCTAATGAGTAATTAAGAATATAATTTAGCGTTATCTCCTCTCTTCAAGGTTTCACTCATATACTGAGTGGAACCTTTTTTGTATTGCATAATACCTTTAAGGTCGTCAATAACTAGATTAACGTATTTTGGTTTGAGTAGGTTTATATTTCTCTTATTATCTTCTAGTTTTGTTTCATATTCATAGTTCGTAACTGGTAATCCTGGTCTTCTTTTTTCAAGAATCCCTTGAGGATTTGTGTATATGAACTCATAGTTTTCATCAACCCATAGACCTTCTGGGAAAAGAACTACGTTATTTGCATCTTTAATTTCTTTTGATTCGTAGTGGTGTATTCCACTGTATAGGGTTTCATATGTACCGTATTTTAAAAGAAGATGTTCATCAAGATCATTCTGTTTCATAGGCCATTCGGTTTGAATGTTAATAATATTATTTGATACTAATACTAACCAATCTAATTCGGAGTTGCCATATATTTGATTTGCTACATTATCAGGTCTTTCATCACCAATAATTTTATACTTTTCAAACGTAGCAATATTTTGATAGATATCTTCTCTTAAGATTCCTTTCTTAAAGAGATTTTTTACTACAATATAATCAGACAGTCCAGAGTCTTTTAATCTGCTAACGTATTCTAAGTCGGGTAATCTTCTAAAATAATTTGACATGTTAGAAACCTATAGAGTTATCATCTTTATAATCATCATTAAAGATTGGTTCAAGTTCTGATAATTGCATGTCAACTTGATATGAGACAGGCATATTATTTGCAAATGTCATAAATGTCTGATTGGGGGTGTAATTAACATTAAATCCAGTCATAGCACACAGTTTAAATTTATTTAAGTGGGGATTTTGTTCACTCGATCCTGTAATATACTTAAGTTCAAATACATGTGGAGAGAGTAGAAACAATCCGCTTTGACTTCTACGAACAGACATTCCCTGCTTCAATGCTCTGATTATAAGACCTATAGATCGCACTTCTTTCTCACTTCTTGCACTCATATTAAATGAGAACCCAAAATTTCTCATTGTTGGTCCATTAAATAACAACTCAGTATTTGGATTGATAATAGCACCAGTTTGTCTTGTAAGTAACCCAGAACCAAGACCTGAAGCTTGCCCTGCCATTGCGGCACCAGCCAATTTTTTTACCGCGTCACTATTACCTTGTAGTCTGCCAACAATAGCTTCTGCTGCTGCAGCTGCATCTTTTGGACCACCCTCTATAAAACCGGTAGCAACTTGTGCTGCAGCTTGTTGCAATGCATTCATATCACCTTTATTCCAAGAGACTTGATTGTTATCTTGAATGCCACCAGGAACCGGTAAAAAGATACTCGTTAAGGTTTTTCCCTTTTGTCTGGCTGGCGATTCAAAACTACCTTTTTGACCTGCAATTCCTTTTGGTTTATATTCAAGAATATTAATCTGGAGTTTATTCATACTATCACTCATATCAATAGGATACTTCAAGATACCTGATGGCATCCCAGCATTAGTTCCTGCAAGAATTTTTATATCTAATCCTTGGTCACTTGAAGTCTTATTTGAATCTCCACCTTGATTACTTGACTCATTTGCCTTAGATGGAACACTAGTAGTATCACTAGTAGTTGTTCCTGTGACTGGATCTTTTACTCCAGGAACACCAGCATC